AGTATCTGGTACTACTAGCTATGAAGATCAAGTTACACACGACGATGTGTTAACAAACAAAAAATATGTTGATGATGCAATTCAAAATAATCCAACATTTCAAATTCTTAAAGATAACACTAGAGTAATTATTGCTGACGCCGATGTTACTCCTAATAATACAGATACAGCAGGCTCGCTTGCATTTGCTACTGCAACTGTTGGTCAATTAATTAATGAAAGCTCTGTATCTATTGTAGTGGATACTACGCTAACGGCTCAGTTTTTTGCAGATAGATTTTTAGTTGGACTCAAAGGACTGAATGGTATTGAGATCGACGGGGTAAATTTTGAAGTAAGAACGCCCAACGGTGTATCGGATCAAAATATTTTTATCAACACTGCTCGATTTGATGCCGGCAGTACTGGAAAGCTTCAAACAAATTATGCATTACAACTAGATCAAATATCTAGTGATCCTGCTTTTGTTTCTGGGGCAACATTAATTCGAGCAGGCGACCCGGGATTAGGAACTAGCGGTGTTTACTATGTAAACGATAGTGCAAGCACTAATCACCGAACTGGCGAATTAATAAGCAAAAACAAGGCACTTGTTTTTAGCATGATATTTTAAAGAGACAACTATGATTACAAGTACATTGATTGATGTAACAAGAGCACTTACATCTCCAGGACTTCCTATTTTTGTTAGCACTACTAACGGAGCTAGTGGCGGGACTGGGCAAGTGAATGCTATAACAACTATTGCATTATGTAATATTGGTGATGTAACACTAACTGACGAAACAGCTAATGCAGTTACAGTTAATATTTGGTTTGCTCGTGCTGGAATTGGCAATCAAAATTATAACAGGATTGTTAGCAACTTGATTATTCCAGCAGGCGAAACTGTTTTCTTTTCAGAAGAAAGAATAGTGTTAGATGCAAACGATACAATTTATGTAGGCGCAGATGTTGCAGACTTAATCGCAGTAACAGTAAGTTCATTGCCGGTATAATATGAAATTTCTAAAACAAAAAAATATTTCAAAGTTTAGTATTAGAGACCAAACTCTATTCACTAATCAATTTGGTCGTGCAGTAATGGGACTAACTGGTGGGTTAAGATTGCCACAGGGAACAACTGCACAACGTCCTAACGAAACACTTGTACGTTATCCAGGCGGCATTAGTGGCGCTGAATTTGCCGACGGTACAATTCGTTACAACTTAGACACTAACAGCTTAGAAGCTCTTATTGCAGGAGTATGGGAAATTGTACGAGGTCCGGGTGCAACTGCAATTACTAAAGAAACATTAGGCCCTGGCAACGATGTCGAAACTACTTATACTCTTAACCCACCATTTGATATAGCACCATCTAGTGCAGATAATCTTATTGTTCTAGTAGAAAACGTTATGCAAATTTCTGTTACTAACTATAACTTGATCAACGGCAACACTGAAATCGAATTTACCAGTGCTATCCCGGGCGGCAAGTACGTTACAGTCTATTACGGCTTTGCTAACTAACTAGATTTAGAGTAAATATACATATCGAACGGAGATATGTAATGCCAGAATCTTATGCAGCCAGTTTAGGTAGAATCAGCGGTAAGCTACTTACTGAAAACCTTCTACGCAACGGTAGCGATCTAACCTTTAGAAACGCTCCTACTGACGACGACTTATTATATCTTGACGTTAATAACCTGCGTATCGGTATTAATACTGATGCACCGTTATACGATCTACAGATTGATACTGATGTTAAAACTACAGTTTTAAATGTTACAGGTCAAGCACGTATTGATAATATCTTAATCAATGCAGCCGGCTCGTTTGGATCATACACTGGTCCTATTATTATTTCTACAGCAATACCTAATTCAGTTATCTCAATGGGTAAGCTAAAAAGCGATTATTTAGAAATATATAATGGTCGAATTGATAGCATCGCTAATTCTAATATTAAATTAGACCCTAATGGCACTGGTCAAGTTGTAGCTGAATCAAATGTACAAACTTATGGTAATGTCACAGTACAAGGAACCGGTACTGGTAATATTGTTATGGGAGGCAATTTACAAGCCGACGGCACTATTACAGTTGGTGACAACATATTAGATACTGTAACAGTTAACACTGATTTTACACAGAGCATTATTCCGGGAACTGATATTACTTATGATCTAGGTAAGAGCAATAAACGTTGGTCCGAACTTCGTTCTCCTGTCTGGCAACAGATAGATACTATACGACCAACTAACGTTATAGTTAGCGACCAGCTATTTATTAACGGAGTTGACAATAAGATTAGCGGTTTGCAATCTAATGAAGATGTACTACTAAACCCAGAGACTGGCGTTGTTTATATTGAAAACATTAAATGGCAAGAAAATGACATTACTAACTTGCTTAATACTGCATTAACATTTAGAAATAATGGAGGTATTGGATATGTAAAATTTGTTGGTACAAATGCGTTAGCAATCCCAGCAGGTGATAATGCTAGTCGCCCAGCTGTTCCTGAATTAGGCGATACTCGATGGAATACTGAGATAAGCTACCTAGAGTGTTTTGACGGTAATGTATATGTTATTGCTACTGGCGGTGGTGAAGAAGTTACTCAAGGTGTTATGGAAGATTTAGGTAACGTTTTTAGCCTCATACTTGGCTAAAATGTCCTTTGGGCTAAATACTATTACTGTAAAGACTGACCAAGTTTTTACGATACTCAACAGCGCAGGACCGCTATGTAAGGTGTCCGTATCCGTGTAAGTCGGTGGAAATGGAGAGCACATGGCTATTGGTCGAATTAGTGGTCCGCTCTTAAAGGCTAACCTCATCAGAGATGGTGTGGATCTTGCTTTTGAGACTGACCTGTTATACCTAGATGTTACTAACTCACGCATAGGCGTGAATAACTCCAATCCGACCACAGACCTAGATGTTATCGGTACAACCCGTACTACAACACTTTCTGTAACCGACCAACTAGATGTAGGCAATTTACATATCACTGGCAATACAATTTCCAGTGATATCGATACTATTAGTTTTGTTGCCAGCGCAGGGAATCCTGTAATCTACAACGCAATTTTACAAGTTGATGATATACAGATTACTGGTAATGTAATATCTACTTTTGTTTCAAACAGTAATTTAGAACTTCAACCTAATGGGTCTGGCATTGTTGAAATTACTGGTAACACTCAAATCACTGGTAATTTAGATGTTGCTGGAAATATTTCAGCAACAGGTAACGTTACTATTGGCGGCAACATTGTAATTGGTGATGCACTAACTGATAACATTGTTATTAACGCTGCTATTAAAAGTGATTTAATTCCCGAAACTGACACGCTATATGATTTAGGTAGCGCCTCTTTTAGATGGAATAATTTATACGTTAACAATTTCTACACAACTTCAGTTACATTACCTACACTAGATGTTGGTAATTTAATATTTCGTGATAATGAAATTACAACAACTTCCGGCAGCGATTTATACATAGATGGAAGTGGCGTCGGCGGCGTTAGATTAGGTAATTTTAGAATTGTTGACAACGTTATTACAAACGTATCAAATAATGCAATTACTCAAATTGCGCAAACCGGAACCGGCTATTTTAAAATAGCAACCACTAACGGATTTGTACCACCTGTAGGCAATGATGCTCAACGTCCAACTGCTTATGCAATAGCTGGTATGACACGGTATAACACGAACTCGAAAGCTCTTGAAATTTGGGACGGATTTGCATGGGCTAGCCCAGCAGGCGCATCAGGTGCAGTTAGCGGTATCCAAGCAGAAGATATTGCAGTTTCGTTCGCACTAACATTAGGATAATTATAATATGCCAACCGTATTTAGACATGCACTAGTAACAGAAATAGGAACTGTTCCTCAAGATCTAGTAACTATTGATGCAGGAGTTAGAGCAACTGTAATTGGTTGTAACCTTGCAAATATAACAGATTATGATACTGTTGTTGCTGACCTACAAGTTGTAGGAGCAGACACCACAGTAAGTTATTACATACGAGGATTAGTAATTCCTCCAAATACTAGTGTTAAAGTAATTACACAGGGAGAAAAGTTAATTCTTCCGTCAACAACAGGGTTAAGATTAGTATGCGATACCCCTGACAGCATTGATGCTACGGTAAGTTACGTAGAGATATCATAAGGAAAAACTAATGCCAAGCCCATATTATTTAGGTACCAGTCCAGATGAAGCCCTAGGAGATAGTCCTAGGTACTGGTACGCACTTCGTAGAAACGATGACGGTGAATTATTTTTACTGCGTAGTGATCAATTAAAAGATAAAGATTCGATTGAATTAAATACTGCAGGAATTCCTTCGGAAAATTTTGAAGATTTTGAACCTGGTGTTGATTATTTTGAAGGTGTTACTGCCGATCATGTAGTTGAGTATGACAATTTAAATTGGACTCAGTATCGATGGGATAATAGAAATATGCTGTACTATATTGGTGCAGAAGGTCGATTAGTACAACGAATAAATCAAGGATACGTGTATCCAACAGGTACATCAAGTTAAACGGAATATATTATGGCAGAATTTAAGATCAGTAGATTACGATATACCTGGAAAGGAACATGGGTTCTTTCAACTGAGTATAATAGAGATGATGTAGTACAATACGGTGGTTATTCTTGGGTATGTTTTAGACAACATACTGCCGGGGCATTTGCTGCTGACCAAACATTTTTAGCAAATCCTAACGATACAGATCCAACACCAGCATGGCGCAAAATGACCGACGGTTATGCGTGGCGTTCAGCTTGGACAGGATCTACGTTATATAACCCCGGCGACATCGTATTAAACGGTGGTAACTTATATCTGTGTGCAGTTAGCTATACCTCAACTAGTATATTTGATGACGATATTAGTAATTGGATTGTGTACACTGAGGGTTCAGCATTTAAATCAGATTGGATTGATAGTACACGGTATGGTGCAGGCGATGTTGTAAAATACAATGGTATTGTGTATCGTGCTATTACTGGACATACTGCAAGCTCAATTAGCGACGGATTAGAAGCAGATCAAGAAAAGTGGGAACTTGTTTACGACGGCGTAGAATATGTAGGACAGTGGGCAAATGGCACTCGATATCGTAAAAATGATCTAACAACATTTGGTGGAACATTATTCCGTTGTAAGAAAGGACATACTGCTGGCAGCGACTCAACTTTAAACTTTAATCAAGAAGAAAATTGGGAAATTGAATTTCCAGGATTTCAGTTTAGTAACGAGTGGAACACTACTACGGTATATCAAGTCGGTGACTTGGTTAAACATGGTGGGTACTTATTTTATAGTTTAACTAATAATTACGGTAGCAATCCAAGTAACAGCATCTATCAATTAGAAGATAGAGTTGATGCAATAGATTGGCAAATTGCAGCTAAGAATATTAATTTTAGAGGCGACTGGAGCGTTACTGGATTATATAAAACAGGCGACCTAGTCCGCCGAGGCGGAAACACTTATAGTGCATTACTAGATACAACAGCCGACGGCAGTAGTCTAGATTATCTAGACGATACAAACTGGGAACTTATTACTGTTGGCCAAAACTGGCGTAATTTTTGGGCTGACGGCAATCGCTATTCTCCTAACGATCTAGTAATTTTTCTAGGAAGCACATATAAATCGATAACTGAGCATGTGTCAACGGATCAGAATTATCCTGGAGATAACGGCTCAGGATATTTCTACTGGGAGTTGGTACTATTAGCTGGTTCTGAATCAGGTCTTAGACTTCGAGGAGATTTATTAACTTATGATCTTAGTCGTGGCGCAGCAGGCGACGGCAGTACATTTGGCGCAGCAGCAGTTAATATTGGAACTCCTGGACAGGTAGTTGCTATTAACAATACAGATAGTGTTATCTATAAAATCTTCGGACAAGCTAACAGAGTTGTTTACGTAGATATCAATGGCACTGATGATACCTCTGATCCACAACAAGGAAACAGTCAATTTAAACCATGGCGCACAATTAGATTTGCCTGTGATCAACTAGACGACGGATTTGCCGGAACATCTACAGTAAAAGTTGGCGCTGGCACATACGATGAAATTTTGCCAATAAGTGTCCCTGCAAGAACAGTGGTGTTAGGCTCAGAGTTAAGAACTACTGTGATAAATGCCGCTGGACCGATTGCATCATTGGCATTAGATAGTGCTTACACTATTGCAGTGTTAACTAGAATTTCACAAGTAATTGAAGGAGTAATTGGAGGTACAGAATTAATACCGCCAAAAACTGTTGGAAATTTAAAAGATCAAGTAATATTAACTGAAACAGTTTCAGAAACAGTTATAGATGAGTATGGTATTTCTACAACATCAACTTCTACAGGGGTGGTAGTAGCTGATCAACAAGCCGCAACTGATATTCAACTATTAATTTTAGATATTAAAAATTATATTAATTTTTATGTTAATTCAACTGGAATTGATCCGACATTAGTCGGTAGTAACGTTGCGATTACATCAGCTGGATACGTAAATGCTGTGCGTATTCTCGAAGCTAACAGACAGTTCATAATTGCTGAAGCTGTTGCATTTATTGAATTTACTCACCCAGACTACAATTTTGATAGCGAGCTAGTTAAAGCAGACTTAAGTAGATACATTGATGCATGGAAGTATGACATTATCTATACTGGTAATTATAAATCAAAATTAGCAGCAAGATGCTATCGTAATTCGGTATTAGGCTCAGCAACTGAAGATATGTTTTACTGCCGCGATACTACTGGAGTTAGAAACTGTACATTAACAGGGTTAGCTGGAGTCTTAAATCCGTTAGGAGTGGCTGATATTTTTAGAGTGCCCACTGCTGGAGCATATATATCATTAGATCCAGGCTGGGGTCCAGCTGATAATCGTACTTGGATTATTAATCGTTCTCCTTATATTCAAGGAGTTACTACATTTGGTACTGGATGTACTGGGCAAAAGATCGACGGTAACTTACATAATGGCGGAAATAGATCTATTGTATCTAACGACTTTACACAAGTAATCAGTGATGGTATTGGTGCATGGGTTACGAATAATGGTAGAGGAGAGCTTGTATCTGTTTTCTCGTATTATGCACACATTGGCTACTTAACTCAAAACGGCGGAATTATTCGTGCAACTAACGGTAACAGTTCATACGGTACGTTTGGAGCCATTGCATCTGGAGTTGACCTAACAGAAGTACCTGTAGCAGCAGCAGTTGGTACTAGAGCCAACGAGGCAATTATATCATCGGCGTTTGCCGGCGACTTCGTTGATGAGATTCAAATATTTGAGTGGACTAATGCTGGACAAGATTATACACAAGCAACTGCTACCTTTGTAGGAGCTGGAGTAGACGCTGAAGTATTATTTGAAGAATTTAGAGATGACGCAGTGTTTGAAGCACGTCGTTTAGATGTCAGTGAGACTATCACACAGGATATCGGCGGCGGCGGCTACATCATTGTTCAGAACAACGCACAAACAGGAAACGCAACAACTATCACTCTAGCAACTAATGATCCAAACGCACAATCTAATTATCTAGGCATGAGAATTGTGTTAACTAGCGGACCAGGTACTGGACAATATGGTTACGTAACAGCTTACAATAATACAAGTAAAGTTCTCACAGTTTATAGAGAAAGTGACGATCAGCCCGGCTGGGATCATGTTGTTCCGGGAAAGCCAGCAACTATACCGTTAACTACTGGAACTACATATCGAATAGAGCCAAGAATTATCTTTGCAGCTCCTCAGTACATTGCTGCTGAAGTTACTACTCCTGTTAGTACTACTTGGACTGATATTGCCTACGGTGAAACTACTGAAACATATACAGAGTTAACAGCCGGTACAGGCACTGGCAGTGTCGATGGTCGTGATGGCCTAGTAGTAACTGCCGCAACTTTTACTATTACTAAAATTGGAAGAGATTACACTGTTGATATTGCAACGGCAGGTTCAGGGTACCTTGTTGGCGACCAGTTAATAATTACTGGAGAAAAAATCGGCGGAGAAACTCCATTAAACGATTTGTTACTTGTAGTAACTTCTGCTAGTGATGACAGCACTAACTCAATTTTAGCTATTGATCAGAGAACATTCGGAGCAGGAAACGGCATCGAAGCATCAAGCGGTAAATTTGTTGTTATCTCGTCAGGCGGAACAGCAGGCCTTTATAGCGGCGACGGAGACACATGGGAATCATTTACTTTACCTACTGCGGGAGACTGGAAATGTACAGCCGCAGGCGATAACAAATTTGTAGCCATCCGTACAGGAAGTAATGCCGCAGCTAGTTCATTGGACGGAATAACATGGACTGCTAGAACGATGCCAGCAAGTAGGCTTTGGAACTCAGTTGTTTACGGTAACGGTATATTTGTTGCAGTTGCTGGTGATTTAGATGCAGGAGCTATTAGTACTAACGGAACTACTTGGACATCAACTAATTTACCAGAATTTGGCGACTCAAGTTTTAGCGAATGGGTTGACATAGCCTACGGCGCAAGAAAATTTGTAGCATTGTCAAATAGTGGAAACTATGTTGGAATTGGAGTATATAACAGTGAAGACGGTATTATTACATGGACTCCTCGCACAATGGATGTTATTGCTGACTCATCTAACAAGTCTTGGCAAAGTATTGCATATGGCAATAATAGATTTGTGGCAATATCATCTACTGGTGACGTCGGATACAGCTTTGATGGAGTAGAATGGTATCCAGGAACGATGCCAAGTCAGGACGGATCAACTTCACACAATTGGAAGAAAATTAGATACGCCCAAGGCGTATTCTTTGCTATTGGCGATACTGGAGCACGATTAGTCGGCGCTGATGCTACTGCAGGACCTACAACTTTCGCAGCAACATCATTCGACGGCATAGTTTGGACTAACAGAGAATTAGCATCAGAGCAATCATGGGAAGCAGTTGGCTTTGGAAATCCTTACATTGCGTCAAGAGACTCGTCTATAGGAAAACGTTCACCAATGTGGGTAGTAGTTCCTGCGGCTACTGATAAATTTAACAAAGTGTTAACAGGAGCTAGAGCGTTAGGAAGAGCAACTGTTGTAGCAGGCAAAATATCAGAGATTAGATTATGGGATCCGGGATCAGGCTATCTTGATGGTCCTGCGATTACGCTAATTGATCCAAATAATACATCTGATGTGCTACTTGAAAGTAGAGTCGGAGACGGAGTATTACCTAATCCAACATGGATTAACCGAGGGTTGGGATATCGTACTAATTCTACTAAAATTACAATAGCTGGAAATGGATTCGCTGACATTATTCCGTCCGGTAAATTTATTGTTATAAACGAGTTGGAAAATTATCCAGGACCTGGCGCACAGCTAACTATTGCTGGTCTCGAGGGTATTTTCACATTAGTTGCAATTACACCAATTGGGCAAACTGATCAAGGACTTGCTGCAAGGATTCGAATTAGTCCGGAAATTACAGTTAGAGATAACCTACAACACAATACTCAGGTATCCATTAGATCACGATATAGCCAATGTCGAATTACTGGACACGACTTTTTAGACGTCGGAACTGGCAATTTTCAAGAAACTAATTACCCACTATTATATTCAGGATTTTATACACCTTCTCCAGAAAACGAAATTGTTGAAACAGGCGGTGGCCGCGTATTCTATACAAGTACTGATCAATCAGGTAATTTTAGAACAGGCGAATTATTTGCTGTAGAACAGGCAACTGGTACTGTTACAATTAGTGCAGACTTCTTTGACTTTAGCGGATTGACAGAATTGACCTTGGGTGGTATTAGAGTAGGAGGTACTGGAGCAGTAGTTAGGGAATTTTCAACAGATTCGTTATTTACTGCAGATTCTAATAATGTAGTTCCTACACAACGAGCAATTCGTGCGTACTTGGCAGGAAGATTAAGTATTGGTGGATCAGAAATTGCAGTGGGAAGTTTTATTGCAGGTACAGTACTAGTAGGTCCAGATAAAATGGGAAATACTGCTGGGTCAAAAATAATCTTTCCTAAACTCGCAAAATTTGAAGGCGAGTTTGCAGGCGTCAGCGGCAGTATACTAGCACAAACTATGTTTTATAAATCATTCTAAACAATAGTAATAACAGATACATAAATATAAGATACGGAGTAGAAAATGGCAGAATTTAAATTAGGTAGAATTAGATTTGTATGGAAAGATGTATGGATCACCGGTACAACATATTATGTTGACGATGTAGTTAGAAACGGCGGCAAAACCTATATTTGTACTGTAGGACACACAGCCGCTGCCGACTTCTATACCAATCTTGATTACAATCCAACAAAATGGAATCAAATGACAGACGGTCAAGAATGGAAAAGTGACTGGACTGTAGGTACATTTTATAAAGATAACGATGTTGTAAAATACGGAGCTCTTTTATATATCTGTACAAATTCTCACACATCGGCTGCTACCTTAGCACTAGGGCTTGAAGCTAATTTGCCAGACAATTGGGATGTATTTGCTGAAGGTACCGAGTGGAAAAACACCTGGACAATTAGTACTCGATACAAAATCGGCGATCTAGTTAGAACCGGCGCATACACATATGTTTGTAAGACCGGACATACTTCAGCAGCTACTGAACTATTAGGATTAGAAGCCAACGCCGCAAATTGGGACGAGTTTAACGCCGGATTAGAATATAAAGGCGCATGGAGTGGAAGCTCAGTACTTTACAAACTTAACGATATTGTTAAACAAGGTGCAGGATTATGGATTTGTATAGATAAACACATTTCTACTACTAACTTCATTACTGATAGTTCCGCGTACTGGAGTCAGTTTGTTGAGGGTGTACAATTTGAAGATAATTGGAACAGTTCAACAGTCTACCAGATAGGTGATATTGTACGTTACGGCGGCAATCAATATATTGCAATAACTAACCATTTCAATGCAACGCCTAGTACAAGTACTGCTATCTGGTCATTATTTAGTGAAGGCATTACGTTCGAATCAGAATGGAGTAGTGCAACTGCCTATCGTGTCGGTAATGTAATTAGCCAACGCGGATACACATATATTGCCACCGCAGACAGTACAAATCAAGAACCGCCAAACTTAACATACTGGCAAAAACTTAATTCTGGTATTTCATGGCAAGCCGAGTGGGTAGATGATGTTATATACAAATTGGGAGATGCAGTCCGTTACGGATCAAATGCTTATATCTGTGTATTGGGTCATAAATCTGAAGCAGACGATGGATCAACTATTGGCAATGATCCACAAGGCGGCGGCAATGTAAACAGCCGTCCAGACCAAGATATTAGTGGTACGTACTGGAATCTGTTATCTATCGGTACAGAAGTATCTGTATTAACTACTCGTGGCGATTTAGTGTACTTTGGCGGAGCAGGCCCAACTAGGTTACCAATTGGTACTGAAGGACAAGTTTTACGTGCAGGAGCAGACGATCCAGAATGGGTGTCATTAGGTGCTGCTGACCAAGTGTATTATGTTGCACCACATGGTTCCGACGCACCAAGTCCAGTACAAGGCAAAACTTTAGATAAGCCGTTTAAAACAATCCGATACGCATGTGAGCAAGTTGAAAACGGACCACGTAACCCTAGCGCACAACGACTATTAGAACTGAACCGCGTGTTTATTCAACGTGAAGTTACTAGCTGGATTGACTATCAAGTTGCAAATGCAACTTCTGACAGCATTTGGGAAAACTTTGTATACGAAGATGCCAAGTGCGCAAGAGATATTGGGTTCGTTGTTGACAGACTACAGTGGGATATTGGGCATGGAGGCAATTTAAAGATTAGAGCAGCAGCTCAATCTTTGCTAGGACTTTTAGTCGATGGACCATTTTCAGTAGCCGAAGAAGATGCACCATATTCTACATTATCGTCAGAAACAGCTCAAGGAATCGCAGCATATAATTATCTGCTAGTGGTTGTTGCAGCAGTGTTAGCTAACCAAGCACCTGCAGTTGCATATCAAAATGTAACAGATGATTCTACAGCAATTGCTGGACAATTTATTGATATTACATTAGTTGCAGAAGCAGGAGTACTAACAACTATTACTTTACTAGTGGCCATTATTACCGATGCACTAGCTAATCCTACACAAGTTGGACCGTTACCTACAATTCCTGCAAGATACGTACCGTTCACATTAATTAATGTAGCAACTGGGCAGTATCGTGAAACATTGCCAATTATTGTACCAGCAAACACTTGTATACAAGGTGACGAACTACGTTCTACTAATGTTGGTCCAGCAGGCAGCTTAGTTGATATTTCAGATAGCTACTACAGCCTTAGCTCTCTGGCACACATTAGTGGATTTATTGGCAATATTGTTACAGGCAGCACAGTCACACCGACAACCGGAAACATTGTAGCACAAAGCGCAAATTGGCCATTCGCTGATGTAGCAGAAAATGTTGCCGTTACTCAATTAGTTGACGTAATTAAGTTGCAAAGTGATTATCGCTTAGGCACATTGCATACTACAAATCTTATAGATCCTGTGGGCTACAATGCCGGCTATCTAGCAGGATATGGTAATGCTAGAAAATTAATTAAAGAAAACAAAAAGTTCTTGCAAGAAGAAGTAATTACGTATCTTAAAAATTCATACAGTTCTCTAGCATTTACTGGATCAATTGCTGGAAATGTGTTAACTGTTACTTCAGTTGAAAGTGGCGTGGTTACTAATGATGCATTAATTCACGGTGAAAGTGTAATTCAAGGCACACGTATCGATAAACAACTTTCAGGCGCTACTGGTGAAATTGGTACATACGAAGTAAGTAAGTTTCAAACAGTGCCATCTACTATAATTAAAGCTGATACAAAATATAGTAGAACTGCTAATCGAAGAGATACTGGGTATGCAATTGATGCCGTGATATATGACTTAACTTACGGCGGAAACTCTCAAAGTGTTACTGCTGGTCTAGCATATTTTGATGGCGACAGTGCTGACAGTACTATTGCTAAATCAATACTTTCTGCATCATTTAAACCAGCAACACTTGCCGGACTTGCATTTTTAAAAACTAGAATGCAGGCAGTTGCACTCGGTAGCGCATTTACTCCACTACAGACTGTGATTACACCGTATACTGATACAGTAGGCAGTGCAGAATCGTCAACACTTATTGGTAATAGTTTAGATGCAATTATTGAAATTATCGATACTGGTCCTGGCGCAGTTGGATCTACCGTAACATTATCTGACCCAGCTACTACTGACGGAGTAAGCTCTACTACTGCATTAATTGGTGCATATAGTGCATTGAATTCAGCAGCAGCAACTATTAGAGCAAATACAATCTCCTATATTAATGCACAATATCCGGCATTAACATACGATAGTGCAAAGTGTTCAAGAGATATTGGTATTATTCTAAAAGCTGTTGGCTACGATTTTATGCTTGGTAATGTTGCAGCTAATAATGTGTCTACTAACTTTAAATCAATTATTGCAGCACAGTCTTATTTGAGAGATAACGCTGCTGAAGTATATACTTTAGGACAAAAGGCAGTTACTATAGAAGCAATTGAGTATGCTCGAACACAGGCTATTGCTAATGTGAGTAGTGATGCAACTGCGATTGCACGTATAAACATATTGATGCCTTTGATTACTACGATTATCTACAGCGGATCAAATGAAGGAAATGTTTGTTCAACAGAATTACGTAACAGAGATTATGCAATCTTACAACTTGAACTTAACCGATCATTTATTGTAGCAGAAGTTAATGCATATATTGCTAATACCTTTAGTGATACTGCTACCGCTGTGACTACTAACGTAATTACAATTAGCGATACTAGCTGGTTAAAAAGAAACGCTGAGATTGTATTCAGTGGCACAACATTTGGCGGGATTACCGTAGGTACTAGGTATTATGTTCAAAGTGTAGTTAGCTCAACTACCTTTACAGTATCCACAACACGTTATGGAACTGCTGCATTATTTACTGACGATACAGGGTCAATGGCTGTTAATTTAGCTTACAACACAGAGTCATGCGCACGAGATGTTGGTACATACATTGACGCACTAAAGTGGGATTTGAAATATACTTCTAACTATCAATCAAGATTTGCTTCACGTTATTATGCAAATGCAGTGCTTGGAAGTCTAGAAGAAGATATGTATTATCTACGTGATGGCACTGGATTACGAGATCAGACATTAGTTGGACTAACAGGTGACATGTTAGCAGAAAATGAATTTGGCACTAGCCGCGTGTCAGCTGGAGCATATGCAAGTTTAGATCCAGGTTGGGGACCAAATGACTTCCGTACATGGATTATCAGCCGTTCACCGTATGTGCAAGGGTTAACTACATTTGGTAACGGAGCAGTAGGACAAAAAATTGACGGCGCATTGCATAATGGCGGTAACGATTCTATAGTATCTAATGACTTTACGCAGGTAATATCAGACGGTATCGGTGCTTGGATCACCAACAATGGTCGTGCAGAGTTAGTATCTGTGTTCTCATACTATGCACACATAGCATACCTAGCTGAAAACGGCGGACGAATCAGAGCTACTAATGGCAATAACTCTTATGGAGATTTTGGTTCTGTAGCAGAAGGATTCGACGATCGCGAAACACCAAACACTGCGGTAGTCGATAACATATTGCAGTTTGTTGCAACAGTCGGTAATGTAACTACAACTGGCGCACAGTTTATTGGTTTAGAGTTTAGTAATGCAGGTATAGACTACACTGATGCACAATTTGTACTAACGGGCGGCGGAATTAATGCTACTTCTGAAGCGGACGAGTTCCGAGACGATGCAGTTTACCAAGTTAGATTGGTGCAATTAGCAGAAGATGGGCTTAATGGCGAGTTTGGCGGCTCAGGATACCTAACTAACTCCAACACAGCTCAAGCAGGATCTACTACGCAAATTACACTAGCTGCTACTGATAGTACAATTAGTACAGGATATATTGGAATGAAGGTAGTAATTACTGGCGGAACAGGAGTAGGCCAGTTTGGTATCATCGATACATACAACACCGGTACCAAAATTGCCACAATAATTACCGAATCTACAGGCGCAGCAGGGTGGGAACATTTTGTAGCAGGAACTACTATTGCTTCTCCGGATGCAAGTACTACGTACACTGTTGAACCAAGATTAACGTTTACAGCACCATCATATGCTTCTGCGGCAGGAACAGGGCTTCCAACTGCTGGTACATACACTGATGTAAAATTTGCATCAGCAGTAACTACTTACCTCGGAGTTGCTGGCACAGGCGGCACAGGAACTGGCGCTACATTTAATGTTATCAAGAAAGGAACCAAGTACCTTGTAAGTATTGCCGCTGCCGGAACTGGATATGTTAGATTAAACACTCTAACAATTGCAGGGACATCGCTAGGCGGTGTTAGCACAACCAATGATATCACTATCACTATCACAGCAATTAACAGCCTATCTGGTGCAGTACTTGCAGTTGACACTACTGGTAGCGGAGTTGGCGGCAATTTTGTTGCATTGTTGTCAGGAAGTGCTACAGCTGAAACATCAATCGGCGGCACATGGACCTCAAGAACACTATCTGCTAGCAGAGATTGGATTGCCGCTGCATCTGGACAAGATATTACAGCTATCACCGCTGACAGTCTAGTAGCTGGAACAGCATATAAGATTACAGTATTAGGTGATTCGTTGTTCAATACAGTAGGAGCAGTAAACAACTTTGTTGGAACTACATTTATTGCCACAGGCGCTACTACAGGCACTGGAACAGTTGTAGCAGTTAATTCTATAATAGTTGCAATTGCAACTGGCTCTAACACAACTACACGCTCAGTCGATGGCGGAATTAATTGGACAGCCGGCGGAAACTTACCTGCAACTACTACTTGGACTAGTATTGCCTACGGTGGCGGAGTATGGGTTGCAGTTGCTACGGGCGGAACTGCAAATGCATATAGCACAAACGGCGGACTAACATGGGTAGCCGGAGCAGTATTGCCTGCAAGCACTACTTGGACTAGCGTTACTTACGGTGCTGGAAAATTTGTTGCAGTAGCTTCAGGCGGAACTCAAGCAGCATACTCTATAAATTACGGTTTAACCTGGGTTACGGCTGCTTTACCATCTAGCACTAACTGGAAGAGTGTTGAATTTGGCAATAATAGATTTGTTGCAGTATCAAGTACTAGCGGAACAGCAGCAGCTTTCAGCTTAGACGGCATTACTTGGGTAGCTAGCACTATTATTAGTGCTGCTTACCTGTCAGTTGCTTACGGCCAAGGAACATTTGTTGCAGTAGGCGCAGGTACAACAGCAGCTAGCTCTCCAGACGGAGTTGTTTGGACTTCAAGAACTATTAGTACAAGTAACAGTGTAGCCGTAGTATTTGGAAATACAAATAGAATTGGTAAATTTGTAACAATTAGTAACAGCGGCGCATCTAATGTTAGTGTGATAACTGCTAGCACCCGTGCCCGAGCAAGAGCGCAAGTAGCTAACGGTAAAATATTTGCAATTAATATCTTAGAACCTGGATCGGGTTATGCTTCATTGCCAACAATGACCATTACTGACCCTAACAATATCTTCGAAGCACCATTTACAGTCAGAACAGGTAAAGGAACATTAGCCAACCCGTCATTTATTAATCGCGGAATCCAGTACGAAACAGCAAGTGCTGAGATAGGTAGTGGCGACGGATTTGCTGATAACTATCAAACAGGTAGTTTTGTTGCAGTTCGACAACTAGCAACACGTCCAGTAGCTGGATCTAACGTAGTGTTCGATGGTGTACCAGGAGTAACTTTTAAGTTAGTAAATATTGTAACTTTCCTTGGTACGAATGATGGAGAATATACAGCATTCTTACAAATAAGTCCTCAATTAACAATCAGTCAAGCTCCTGAACATTTAGAGGGTGTAACTACTAGATTGCGCTACAGTCAGGTACGATTAACTGGACACGATTTCTTAGACATTGGTACAGGTAGCTTCACAGAAAGTAACTACCCTAATGATCCATTGCAAGATCCAATACCGGGTAACGAGACGGTTGAAGCTGACGGCGGACGAGTATTCTTTACTTCAACTGACCAAGACGGCAACTTCCGAGTTGGTAGTTTGTTTGCTATTGAGCAGTCGACTGGTATTGCTACATTGAATGCTGATGCGTTTAATATTAGTGGTCTACAGGAACTTAATCTAGGTAATGTTACACTTGGTGGCGGATCAGCAACTATTACAGAATTCTCAACAGATCCGTTCTTTACAGCAGATAGCGATAATATTGTACCAACACAGCGAGCAATTAAAGCATTTATTGCTTCACAAATTGGTGGCGGTGGCGCATCGTTGAACGTAAATAGCGTAACAGCAGGTGCTATTTTTATTAGCAGTAATGTAATTACTACAGTTACAGGTACACCGATTAAGATGAATGCAACTTTTGAATTCCGTGGTGGAGTAATAGGCTTACCACTAGCATTCAACTACTTTTTAAACTAAATACATTGGAGAAATAAATTATGGCAACAGGAAGATTAGGAACAGCAGATTTAACAGCAGCAACTAACACTACGGTGTATACTTGCCCTGCTGATACATTTGCAGTAGTAACAGTTAGTGTATGTAATCGCGGAAGTGGTTCGGCAACAGTTCAACTGGCAATTTGTGATACCTCAACTCCGGGTGTCGACGAGTATCTAGAATTTGATATAACTTTACTAGCAAAGGGTGTGTTAGAGCGTACTGGTATTGTACTAGATGCAGGAAAGTTACTGGTTGTAAGATCAAGTGCTATTAGCGTTAATGCAATAGTATATGGTATTGAAACCGCCACAGTTTAAAAAAGGATAATATCATGGCAAGAAAAATTACAGGCGGACTGGCAGGTAGTTCGACATTTATAGGAACTATTCAGATTTCGGCCAATGCAGAACTTGCTACAGCAGACGATCAAAATATTACCATTAGTCCTGGAGCTGGCGGCATATTAATTTCTACCACGGCTTTTGAGTTAAGCACCCAGAGCGAGTTAAGATTTTCAGATGCTGATAGTTCAAATTGGGTAGGTTTTAAACCTCCTGCAACTATTGTATCAGACGTAATCTGGACATTACCGGCAACTGACGGATCTAGCGATCAGGTATTAACTACAAATGCAGCAGGTACACTAAGTTGGTCATCGAAGTCAGTTATAATTGGTGATGAAATTACTACAGCAACTTTTCAGTATCCGTTGTTTACCACTGCTACATCAGGCGCAGCAACATCAGTTAGTGTGTCGAGTTCAAAACTGACATATCAACCTAGTACCGGAACAGTATCTTCCTCTGAACTAAGAGCTAGTGCTTCTACAGGGTCATCAAGTAAGACTACGGGCGCATTAGTTGTAACTGGCGGAGCAGGCATTGGTGGATCACTATATGTAGGCGGCGATATTGTTGCATTTGCTGCTTCTGATATTAGACTAAAAGAAAATATTACAAAAATTGATAATAGCTTAGAAAAACTATTAAAAATATCAGGATATGAGTATTACTGGAATAGCATTGCGCAAGAACTACATCCAGAGCGAACTACGCTAGACGTGGGAGTTATTGCTCAAGAAGTAAAGGAAGTATTGCCATCAGCTGTAGTCCAAAGAGACGACGGGTATCTTGCTGTAAATTATAATAAGATAATTCCTTTGTTAATAGAGTCTATTAAAACTCTAAAAGAAGAAATTGACAATATTAAAAGAGAGATTTAATAATGGCAGTGCAACTATCAAATTGCGGTATTATTTATTCCAACAATCAACATAAGTGTACGATTGAAGAAAAAATAGAAGTTTATGTTTATAACGGAAACCATTGGTCGCCTGCAAATGGTGGCAGATGTTGTGGCTGGGTTGTGCCTACAGGGACTACTTCTATAAAGTTTGAAATACTATCAGGCGGCGGGCCAGGTGGCTCATCAGGCGGCGACTATGATTATGGTATAGGCGGACAGGGCGGCAATTATACTGCAAAAACACTACAAAAATCAGTGCATGGATTTACAGATGGTCAAACATATACAGTATGCGCCGCTGGCACATCGGATTGTAGTTGCTGTTGTTCGTGTAACGTAAACTGCCGTCATGGATGCACAGGTTGGGTCCAAGGAACAGGTCTAAGTAATTTCTGCGCTATTGGCGGCATGGGTGGCCCAACGATCTGGGACAAGATGAGTCAATGTTATAACTGTCACATTGGCAATGTCCAGTGTAATCTAGGATTATACAACTCTAGCTGGCAGGCAAATGCCTGCAACTCACCGACTTATGGCGGCGATATGGAATTTAGAGGTACAGCTGGATCTATGAACCGAGAGTACAGCTGTTGTGCAGACCACTTCTCAGTTGCAGGTTCTCCATCAGGACCAATAAGTGCTGCCCACGGCATAGGCGGAAAGCATCCATGTGTTGGCAACTTAGCCTGTTGTTCTGCACATGCGGCTTATCCAGGTGGCGGCGGAGCAGGTCACACAACAATGTCATCAAATGCATGTTGGGGCAGCTTTGGTGCCGGCGGCCTAGTTAAAATAACATATAGTTAAGAGGAAATAAAAAAAATGCCAGTACAATTATCAAATAACGGTATAGTATATGCTAATGGACAGCACCAATGCGCAATTGCTGAAGTTAAAGAAATATGGGTATATAATACAAACAACTGGACGCCAGAAAACGGCGGAAGATGCTGTCAATTTATAGCCCCAGCAGGAACTACTTCTATAAAGTTTGAAATATTATCAGGAGGCGGCCCAGGCGGCTCCTCAGGTGGTGACTATGACCACGGTGTAGGAGGCGCAGGCGGCAATTATACCGCAAAGACATTGACTAAATCAGTGCATGGATTTGGAGATGGTACTGGGTATACTGTGTGTGCTGCTGGTTCGTCAAACTGTAGCTGCTGCTGTTCATGTAACATGAACTGCCGTCATGGATGTACTAGTTGGGTTCAGGGAACTGGCCTAAGTAATTTCTGTGCAATTGGCGGCATGGGCGGCTCAACTAGCTGGGATATGACATCAAACTGTTATAACTGTCATATTGGTAATACTCAATGTGACAGAGGTAACTACAACGCAGGTTGGGTCAACCATAGCTGCAACTCACCAACTTATGGCGGCGATATTGAATTTAGAGGAACTACGGGATCATTTAACAGGCAGTATAACTGTTGTGCAGATGCATTCTCAGTAGCAGGTGGACCAAGTGGACCATTTACTGCTCCTCATGGCATAGGCGGAAAACATCGATGTGTTGGGAACTTAGCCTGTTGCTCTGCACACGCGGCGTTCCCAGGTGGCGGGGGCGCGGGACACGCAACTGACTCATCAAGTGCATGTTGGGGTAGTTTTGGCGCCGGCGGCCTAGTTAAAATAACGTATAGTTAAGGAGAATAAAATGGCAAAAATAACTAAAATGCTAACATATAGCGTACCAGATGAAATGTACTCAACTGCAACTACGTTGGGTAAAACTAGTACACAGTTGTACAACGGTCCAGCCGAATTGATACTTTGGATTAGTAAAGATACCGGCCGGGTTACACAATCGTGGGAAGCAGAAAATGAGCCAGCACAACCGCTGCCATTGGATCTTAAAAGAGAGATCTTAAAAGCAGACACTGACGAAAACTGTATTAGAATTGGATTAATACACAGCGGATTCGACAAGCCAAAAATTTACGAAGTTGCAGTTGGCCCAGCTGATGCGGCAAATGCTACAGTTGTAGATCCGTCCGATGTTAGAATAGTTTACAATAGAGAGACTGTAGATAGCGACTATACTGCACCTCTTTCGTTCTTTGAGTACCTACGAGATAGGTCAATAGAGTTTACTAAAATTGAAAGAAACTCACTATTAGCAGCTAGTGACGGTAGACTTGCATCAGATATGCCTGCTGCATTAAAAGAACAATGGATGACATACAGACAAAAACTTAGAGATTTGCCAGCAGATTGGGCAGGAGTTCCAGGCTACCTAATAAGATTTCCAATGAGCCCCGATGACTCTGTTGATATGGAATTTAATGACCCATACGTTGATGTTATTAGAATTGCTGATAGAACTGATATAGACAATGATGCATTGTCACAGCTACCTGCTGGCGTTAAGTAATCTTAAATAGTATTATGCTGGAAACGGCACAATACTTAACAGCCACATTGTTCTTAGAGGTACATACTTCACAATAAATATTATAATACGATGAGTTATCAAAGGTTGTAATATTAATGAAAAAAGCATTTTTTATAAATGGCGGCGCAGGCAGAGTACTATGTGCAATTCCCGCACTAGAATATTACGTCAAACATATCGATCCGACTGTAGTTATTATTGTCGAAGGTTGGATCGATTTATATTTAACTAGCAAAATCTTAGCAAGTAATGTACATCCTGCTAACGACCCGAATCTTTTTGAAAAATTAAAAGACAGAGAAATAATTACTCCCGAACCGTACAAACTAAACGCATACTTTACTCAACGATGCAATCTTGTCCAAGCATTTGATATGTTGATTAACTACGACGTTCCGCCCGAAACTATTCCAGAAACAAAAGAATACAATATCTTTATTGGTAAAAAAGACATTGTAACATCAAACGAACTAGTTAATGAAGCTAGGAATCATTTTAAAAAGCAACAAGTAGTAATATTTCAACCATTCGGATCTACAGCTAGAATACAAGGCGATGTTATAATTGACGAAAGTGGTAGATCATTTGAAGTTGACGATATTATAAAAATACTCGAAGAACTGAATAAAAATTACGCCGTTATAATGATGAGCGAGTTAAAAATTCCTACAAATAAAGCATTAGGAGTAATGGTTCCGGAGAGTGTTAGCCTATTACAATGGACCGGAATTGTTAATGCTGCTGATTATTTTTTAGGTTGCGACTCAGTTGGACAGCATATTGCACATGCTCTAAACAAACCAGGTACAGTGGTTATAGGCAGCACATTCCCAGAAAATATTTCGTATCCTAGTAGCAGTACACTTACGATACTAGATAATGGCAAAGACGAAAGACGATATTCTCCAATAAGAGTTGTAGTAGATATTAGAATTGATAGGCATAACGAAAATTTAATGAAACTTAATGACGAAACTATCAAGACACTTACTAAAGGAATTAAAACTACTTTAAGTAAAACTACCAGTACATATACTGAACCTAAACAACTTGCTGGTTGTTCTACTCCCGGTTGTTCTTAAAATAAATGCTACAAGGAAAAATAATGCAAAAAACAGGTTATATCGCAGGTATTGCTCGAGGACATAATGCAGGAGTTTGTCTTTTAAAAGATGGAGAAATTGTATTTGCTATCGAAGAAGAAAGATTAACTCGACAGAAGTATGACGGCGGCCCGTTTGCTAGCATTTTAAAAATACTTGACTATACTGATAAAATTGATTATTTGGTAATTTCACACACTGATGAATGTAATGCAAGAGTTGATTACACTGGTGAAAATATTTATTCTTCTCTAGCAAGAAAAGTTGGGCTGATTGATGATGTTAGTACACAAGTAGCTGAGTACCATGATCAACATCATAGAAATCATGCTGCATGTGCATTTTATAGATCTGGGTTTGATAAAGCAAGTGCTATTATTGTAGATGGTGCTGGCACTTTTATTAAACGTCACGATGGCGACACAATGTGGGAAGTAGAAAGTATATATGACGTATCATATCCTTCAGTGTTTACAGAAGTGTATAAACACTGTGCTGGAAACGGACCGTGGGCAACTGAGATTCACCATAACGGATGTGAAGTTGTAATTAGTGATAGAGCAGGCATTGTTAAAGCATACGAAGCCGTTACTAGATTTTGCGGGTGGCATTCAATCGAAGCAGGTAAAACTATGGGACTATTCCCATACGGTGAACCAAATAAAGCACCAAAGATTTATGAAAAAATTGGTGCAAATAAGAATTTAATCGTACCAACCTATCCCAATGGAGCATTGGTCAATGAAGAACTATACGACGAGCTAGATGATAGGCTACATAATCCAACAGTAATTCATAGAGCAGTAACAGACCCTACTGATCAACAACAGAGGCAGCGTTACGAACAACAAATGCTTGAAGCTAATGCAGAAGATGTAACGCTATTGTCCTCTAGAAGAAATATGGCGTACAATGTTCAAACTGAATCTCAGCAATTGGTGCTAGACTTAATTCTAAAATCAATTGAACGTACTGGCAATAAAAATATTGTTATTAGCGGAGGATATGCTTTAAATTGCGTAGCTAACTATTTCTATCTACAGCACTTACCAAAAGGCGTAAAGATATATGTTGAGCCAATATCAAGCGATGCTGGCACCGCAATGGGTGCAGCACTTTATCATTACTATAAAGTTACACAAGATAGGAAAATTAGAGCTAAAGACGAAGGACTATATCTTGGGCCAGTGCAGCGCATTACTGAAGATGCAGTGATAGAGACTGCAAGCAAATACGGCGGAAGCGTAACACTAGATGTTGATTACAAAGATATTATTAATACTATCCGATCAAAGAACATTGTAGCATTATTTCAAGAAAGATGTGAAAACGGACCGCGTGCATTAGGCAATCGATCACTGATGTTTGATCCAACATTTACAGATGGTAAAGATTTTGTTAATTTAATTAAGAAGCGAGAATACTTTAGACCATTTGCTGCATCTGTACTACAGGACGATGTGCATGATTGGTTCGATCTAAGAGGCATGGAAGATTCTCCTTCGATGATGTATGCTGTTAATTGTCAGCCGGGAATAGAAGAAAAGATTCCAGCAGTTATACACATCGATGGTACATGTAGAATTCAAACTGTAACTGAAGAGCAAAACTTTCATTGGTATAATTTAATTAAAGAATTTAAAAATCAAACAGGAGTTCCTGCATTGTTTAATACTAGTTTTAATTTAGGCGGTGAGCCATTAGTTGAAACTATTGACGATGCTATGCGTACTCTGTATAATTCCGGAATTAATTACATCTATTTCCCGGCAGTTAGAATGCTGGTAGAGATTGAGCATAATGCTAGAGCATGATTAAAAAAATAAATGAATGCGACATATTTGCAATCAATCCTAATTTTAAAGTATGTGTACATCAATTAGGCGATTCCAAATGCGTTATTGTTGATGACTTTTATGTTAATCCTGAAAAGATTAGAGAATTGACCCTTTCTATTCCTGCATCAAAAAGCATGATTAGAAATACTTACCCAGGATTATCAATCAGTCTTGGAATTAATCTAACAGGGTTAGCAGAAACATTTGTTAAATTAATCAATGAGAATTTTAATGATGGTCCTCGAAAGACTAGTAACGATATACGTGAAGCGTTTAATTTCATGCCATTTTTAGTAAATGTAATGCAAGGACAAGACCAGCCAACGCCTCATCGAGATAGTGCAAATCCTGGAAGATTTGCAGCATCGATATATTTAAATTACAACAACGAATCACGCGGCGGCACTGCGTTCTATTCTGAAAACGGGCAGGAACTAGGTTATGCAGAAATGATGTTTAATAGATTAGTATTATATAGACAGACTGATGTACATACAGCAGTAATGCAACCTGATTGGTTTGTTGGCGATTCTTATAGAATTAATCAAATGATGTTTATTTAAATACGGAATAAAATATGAACAACGAAAATGAAGCTAAAATTTATTCGTTATTTCCTACGCCTTTTTATACCTATAAAACAGAAAATAGGGAATATGCTGAGATACAAACCGAATTGCAAACTGTAGTTGATAAACTTTATTTAGAAGATCAATGGGGGCAAAATCCACATTGGAATTCTAACACCAATTGTCTGTCTAATAAAGGTAATTTTGGAGAGTCTATTTTACGAGTCGAAGAAATGAGGGCAGTTACGTCATGTATTATGCATAATTGTCTCAATTATATGAGAATGATGAATGTTAAACCTCTTTATAAGCCTGCAATTGAATCCTCATGGCTAACACTAACCAAACCCGGTCAGTATGTTCATCTTCATGATCACGGGACCAGTCATATTAGCGGAGTATATTGGTTCAAGACAAATGGTCAAGATGGTGATATAGTTTTTAAAAATGCGCTTAAAGCATTAAAATGTAATCCAATCGGAAGTTCATATGCTCATGAAAACGCATTCTCTCCGGATCAAGGCAGAATAAGTATGTGGCCAGGCTATTTAGATCATAGCGTTGATGAAAATAAAACTAATGAAGATCGTATTAGTTTATCTTTCAATATTTTATTAGAAACCGGAGCAACTAATTAATGTTATATATTTTCGGCGACAGTTTTAGTTTACCCAATGCTCATAAGGATGAAGTTATTGGGATTAACGGCCCGGTAACGTTCATGCCTTTAGAAAAGAATTGGACCGATATTGTTTTTGAAAGTTTTACTGGAGATAGCGATTATATAAATGACGCTGTAGCTGGCTGTGCCAATGAGTATATTTTCCATACCCTAAGAAGTCGTGAACCGTCATTTAAAAGTGGTGACTATGTTATAATACAACTTACTTCTTATTACAGAGAATGGTTCTTTGAAGATAACCCAGACATGGGAAACTTCCTAAATGCAAAATTTGTGCCCGGAATTCATGTTACAAAAGAACAAGCCGAAGCATTAGAAATGTATAAAAAATATTTATATTCCGATCACCGCCTTTTAATACACTATGATGCAATTCTTGATGCGATAACTTTTAGAACTAAACTATATGCACAGCAAGGTGTTCGATGTTTGATTCTACCAGGGTTTCACTCCGTTACAGGAGTAGAAGGCACTATGTTTAACACTTCAAGCTCTGAGTTTGACTACGATGAAACGGCTGCGATATATCGTGCAGCAACTGGCGACCTGCGTTTTAATCACTTTTCAGAAGTTAATCATAAAATTTTAGCAGACAAAGTAATTGACTTCTTTAACACTGGTAATACTGTAGATCTCACAAGTAATTTTAAAACTGGCTTGTACACCAAAGACAATATCTAATGAAAATACAACTTGAAGGATACCCAATAAGCATTTCTCGATTGAATCCTGTAGATCTAAAAACGCTACAAGATCATTATCTTCCATTAATACTAAATGGAGAAGAAGATGAATACAAAGGCGATGAAAGTAGAATTTCTAAAAATGCATCTCAACGCTGGTGCGATGCTGAATTCTTTAAAAAATGGAATGATACAGTACTACCTGGACCTTACATTCAGTCCTACATAGATTCTTTTATGTTTCAATTTCCGTATAAAGTTGAAATAGATACATGGTATAATGTTCATAATCAATACGATCACCAACAATTGCATAATCATATAACAACTAATGTACCAGCATTTTCATGTATAGCGATATTAAAACAACCTAATTTGAATTCGGGCCAGCTTGTTTTTAGGACTCCTAATCTATCGAATCATTTGAAATATTTAGAATTGGACCCACTAGATCAATATCCGAATGTATATAAGCCACCAATGGAAGAGGGAATATTAATAATATTTCCATCATGCCTCGAACATTATGTATTCTATAATCAAACAACTGAATCGAGAGTTGTGTTTGCATCAAACATAGTAATAACAAGACAAGGTAACTTATATTAGTAGATCAAATAAGCATATTATTTTTTTAAAGTTTTCAACTCTTTACAAAGAACATCAAGTTTTTTCCGTAACTGAGTAATCCCCAATCTAGAGTCTCCTAGCGCCATAGGAATTTGATTACCGGAAAACATTTCTTGATGTTGATTATCAAGTTTTCTCACTTCGTTAACTAAACTTTTAAGTAATATCTCTGCTTGTGCTCGAATATCACTATTAGCTATAGCATCAATACTAGCTTGATACATTTTATATTCTTCTTGAAATCTTTCAGATTTAAGTATTTCTAACATTTTTCTAACTCCAATATAGTTTCAATTTTAGTTCTTATAACTGAATTATTTAATGTAATTTTTAATCCAGTATGTAATTGCTTAGGCAAATATTCTAGGTTACTCCAAGCAATAGTTGAGGCAGCAGTTGTTAAAAATTCTTCATCAACGAGACAAACATACGTACCATATTCAAATCCCCGGTCTTCTGATAGGTACAATTCAATAGGCAAAATACGTCCTTTAGAATACCTGTCTAATAATACATCAGCATCTTCTAGGAGCGATCGGCTACGAGGGAAGGTAGGAACTGTCCATTTAGATTCTTCTAATATAAGAAGTACCCTACCTGTTGTTTTTGCTAAGAATAGTAATCCGGCACGCTGTTGCATACCAATACTTATCGTTAGCAGTTAACTACCCTATAGTATAATGGTAACTACCCCAGTATTGGCACACAATTCTATGTTGTATTATGAATAAATATATTGATACGGGAATTATACATGTCAAACAAAGCACCTATACTAAACAGCGTAAGAATTATTCCTAGAGAATCTGACTTTCTAGACAGGAAAGTTGGGAGCAGGGGAGAAATTTTTTACGATAGAGATTCAAATACACTTAGATTATTTGATGGTGATCTGACAGGCGGAATTTCGCTTGCTAAGGCTGATCTTTCTAATATAGATAATATAGGATTTAGAAAAAAATCTGTAGAATCTAGAGTGTCAACTGTTGTTTATACAGTAACTGTTACTGGACCACAGGAGGCCGACGCGGGAAACAAATACAATCTTAACAATATTTATCGTGCAAGTCCAACTCTTGTAGTAGGATACACTTATGTATTTGATCAAGGCGATGCTACTAATGTATACTTTCCAAATGCTACCAACTCTACTCCTAATCCTCATCCTTTGAATTTTTCCGATGACAATTTAAGTGGATCGTTGGGCGGCGGCACACGTTATTTGTCCAACGTAAGATATTTTCTTAATGGGCTTACTGTAACTGAGACTGTATATAATAGTTCAGCGTTCAACTCAGCCACCTCTAGACAAGTTTGGATAACAATAACCAACTCAACACCAGCGACTCTTTACTATTGGTGTTCTAACCATTTAGTTATGGGAAATGCCATATCAGTAGCAGATCCAGGATCAGGTGGAATTGCTAATATAACCCCAGGTAGTGGCATTTCTGTAGCAGTAGTTGATAATGTAACTACTGTGACTAATACAGGTGTATTAGATATTCAAGCAGCCGCAGGGATTGCAGTTTCTGAAACCGCAGGTGCATTTACGGTATCTAATACAGGAGTGTTAAGCATTACTGCAGGTACCGGAATCACACTAACTACTAATCAAGGAGTAGTTACTATAAATTCTTCTGCTGCCGCAGGCGACTTAATTTTCTCTACTAACACTATAGATTTGTCAACAGGCAGCAGTATATCCTTTTTAACCGATGTAAGTTTTTCAGCAGATGTGGAAATAGGCAGCGAAATCGTATTTGGGGACGGTAGTAGACAAAGCACAGCAACGTTAGTAGGGCCGCAAGGCGATGAAGGCCCTCCTGGTCCTACAGGTAGCGGCGCCGGCGATGTTAGCTCAGTAAATGGCGGCTATGCAGATAACAACCTTGTCCGGTACAACGGTGTATCCGGTACATCTATACAAACTAGTTTGGCTTCTATCAGCGATACTGGAATATTATCAGCAACATCATTCAGCGGTATAGGAACAAGTCTAACGGCATTAAATGCTAGC